GGTATAAAGACGCGGCGGCGGCGGGAGGGTACAGCAGCCTGAACGAATTTATAGAAACCGCCATGGACCGCCTGGCGGACGAAATCCTGGGGAAAGAATAAGGGCACCACACGCGCCGGTGTAGGGGCCAAACCGCCCCGCCGGAATAATCATTTTTTCGTATTCAGACTATTAGCACGGGTTTTCGATGGGAACCGTGTTAAAGTTAAGAAAAAATCAGATTATTCCAACACCGGGAGGCGTGGCGGTGAAGAAATTTCTATTTCACGGGAAAAAGAATATCTGCGGGGACCGCATACGCATGGCCCGCCTGGAGAAACGGCTATCACAAACGGACCTGGCCCGCCTCCTCCAACTGCAGGGCGTCCCGGCCGAGCGGGATATAATCAGCAGAATGGAAATGGGGGATCGGCTGGTCACGGATTATGAGGTGGTGACAATAGCCGAGGTCCTGGACGTTCCAGTGTTGTGGCTTTTAGGTAAAGAGAGGTAAAGACCGGCGTGGAGAATACCACGCCGGCCTTTTTCATTCAAAGGGGGATACCATGAATTACAAGGGCTATCATCACTTGAAATGGGAGGACCGCCTAAAAATCGAGGGGGCGCTGAAAACCGGCGGGAAACCGGCGGAGATCGCCAAAATGCTGGGCGTGTGTGTTAAGACCATATACAACGAGATCAAGCGGGGCCTGTGCCTCCAGCAGAAAGAGGGATACATATTCCGGGAGGAGTACTGCGCGGAGGTGGCGGAACGGAAGTACCAGGAGCATTTGAGGGCCAAGGGGCCGGAAATAAAACTGGGCCGGGATCATGCTTTTGCCAACTTCGTGGAGCGGAAGATCATAGAGGACCACTACTCCCCCGGCGCGGTGCTGGCCTACATCGAGGAGGCCGGCCTGGAGTTTGAAACCCACATCTGCGAAACCACCCTTTATTCCTACATCTACCGGGGGGACGTGTTCCTGGAACTGACGGAGGAACACCTGCTATATAAAGGGGAACGGCGGCGGGACTATGAACGGCGGGAGCGGGCAAACGAGGCACCGGGGGACACCATCGAGGACAGGCCGCCGGAGGTGCGGGCGCGGAATACGTTTGGCCACTGGGAAATGGACAGCATTATGGGGCCGGTGGGGTCCAAGGCGGCCCTGCTGGTGCTGACCGAGCGGCTGACGCGGTGGGGGCTGGTGATCCGGGTCCCGGACCATACGGCGGAAAGTGTGGTCCGGGCGCTGAACCGGGTGGAGCGGAGAATGGGAAAGAAGTTCCGGGAAGTGTTCCGCACCATCACCGTGGACAACGGCAGCGAGTTCATGGACTGCAACGGCCTCCAGCAATCATACAGGCTGAAAGGTCCACGGACGAAAATATATTACTGCCACCCGTATTCCCCGCAAGAGCGCGGGAGCAACGAGAACATGAACCGGATCCTGCGGCGGTGGTTCCCAAAGGGGACCAACTTCGACCAGGTGACGGAGGAGGAGGTGGCACAGGCGGCGGAGTGGATGAACAACTACCCGCGCCGGATCCTGGGGTGGAGATCCGCCGGGGCCGTGTTCGAGGAGTACGTGGCCGCCTGAAAATCTGAACAGCGGGAGCGGGACGGCCGGGGCCAGGTTTTGGCCGCCGGTGGTTTTTCGCGCCCTGGAGGCGGTGAAAGAGGACGAAAAAGGCCGCTCCACCGTAGTGGAGCGGACCCAGTATATCACACGTCAAAAATTTTTCTGGATTTTTTGTAATTTATCCTTGACTTTTTCACTGGCAGACATTATTATTAGGTTACACAAGGTCAATCGACCGAGTGTAACCTATTTTTTTTGTTTACGACACCGCAGGGGAAAGGATAAGGAGGATAAAAAATGACCGCTACAAGCAAGAAAGCCGCATGGGACGAAGTAAATAAGATCTTTCCGACAGACTACGAGAGAAGCGCAGCGGAGAGCGAGCGGGCCGGGTATGCCATTTTTCGCAGCACCGCAGAAGGGGTGAACGCCTGGATCAGTGACCTGGGGGATCGACTGGAAATCAACCTGCCGGACGGGAAAACCGTGAATATCTGGATCGAGGAGCCGAAGGAGCAGAACGAGGACAACATGGCCGCCAGAATAGAAGTCCTAAAGCGTGTCCAGCGCCTGACCTATTACTATACCGAGGAATACGTCAAGGAACTGGACAACAAAAAGAGAGAGGACGCCGCCGTGAAAGAACTGGAGGAGGCCAAGAAAGCGGGTGACGGGGAAATCAGGTGTATGGTCCTGACGGCAGAACACAATGCCAAGGTGCTGATGGGCTGCATTACCGATTGCATTACAGCGGTAAACACCCTAAAGAACCGCGACAAGGACGTGGAGGACTGGATGATAGCCGGGATAAACGCCATGATGGACAAGGTGAACGGAACAGGGACTATCCCCTACGATCTTCCCCTTTCGATCTGCGGATTGCTGTGCGTCCAGTACCAGTAAAAGAGAGGCCCGCCCCGGAGGTTACGAGGGCAACCAGAGCATGAAAAGGAGGTGAGGACATGGCCGACTATGCCTTTAGAACCATCGGGGACCGCCTGGAAATTCAAAAAATGTGGGAGCAAGGGTATTCCCCGAAAGAGATCGCCGGAACCTTCGGGAAGTCCCTGGCCGTAGTTTATACGGAACTTTCCCGGGGCCGGGATGGGACGCGCCTGCCGGACCAGCGCCTGCGGTACAGCGCGGAACTTGCCCAGCGGAAGGTGCAGCAGTCCCTGGAGCGGCGGGGCAGAAAAGCCGGAAAGCCCACCGACGGCAAGGCGGCGGGCCAGTAAGGACGCCAGAAAGGAGAACCGCATGGGACAAGAAGAACCCAAAGGGCGCAGGGCTTTTCGGAAGATCCTGGAGGATCGAAACGAAAAAATGAGGCGACTTTTGATGAAGATGGAGGCAGAGGACGCCAAAAGAGAGGCCAAGGACGCCGCGAGGGAGCAGAGGGCGATCAGGGAGGCCGTGGAGGAGGCCAAGACGTTCCGGGAGTACCTGGAGGCGGAGGGCATTTCATACACCACCCTGCTGCACCTGATAGCGTTACAGGAGGACATGAGCAGTCTTGCCCACAATATCCTCCTGGGCTATGAACACGGGGAGGGCTGGCCAAGTGGGACCTGACGAAAAGAACACCGGCCTGCTGGCGGTTTACATGGACGGCCAGCCGGTGGGGATCGCATACGGCGAGATCCAGGAGATCTCCCTGGTGGCGGAAGAACCCGCGGAGGCCATGCCGCCGGCCGTGATCTCCGGCGGGTCCATGACCATCACACTGGAGCAAGCCAGCGAGGCCGTGAAGTCACTGACGGGGGCATGGGACGCGGTATGTACGGCCATAGAGCGGGCCGGAAAGGCGCTGGCCAGGGTATGGCAGGCCGCCAGGGTGGCGCTGGAGTTCCAGGAGGCCATGCGGTGGGCCTCTGTCTACAACCGCCCCCTGGCCTATCGCTACCGGCACACCAAGAAAAAGCGGACCCGGAAGAAGTACGCCAAGCGGATCCTGACCTGGTATCGGGAGGAGGTCCTGTAAATGTTGAGGCTGACGGCGAACAAAACCAAACTTTACACACTGGTGGCGGATTATGTGGACAACCTGCCGCCCATGAGAAAAGCCACGTTTACAAAGTACCCGCGCACCCATGACTATGCCCTGGAGTGGGCCACGGAGCGGGAGAAGGGCCGCGCCTTTCTCTCTGCCTGCATGGGCCGCCCCCTCCTGAAAATCGACATTGACGAAAAAGAAACCGGGCGGCTGGTATGGGGCGCGTACAAGTACATAGACCTGCAGGGCCTCCGGGAGCGGGGCATGGTGGAGGAGTACGTCACGGCGGCGGAGCGCCGGCGGATAGAAAGGGGTGCCGAAAATGGCGGACTTTCTCCCGCTACCTGATAAGGAATACCAGGTGATTTATGCGGATCCCCCGTGGGAGTACCGGCAGCACGGGACCACGGCCAAGAGCCGAGGGAACGCCGCCAAGCACTACCAGACCATGACCACCGAGGATATATGCAAATTGCCAGTGCGGAAAATCTGCGGGGGGGGGGCAGCCTGTTTTCTATGGGCAACTTTCCCGAACATTGCCGAGGGGATCAAGGTCCTGGAGGCATGGGGGTTCGTCTACAAAACCGCTGCTTTCGTGTGGATCAAAAAGAACCGGAAGAACGGCGGAAACTTTTGGGGCATGGGCGCCTACACAAGGGCAAACGCGGAGGTTTGCCTGCTGGGGGTGTCCCAGGGGTTCAAGGCCCGGGAGCGGGTCCGCAGTCACCGGGTCCACCAGGTGATCGAGGCCCCTTTTGAGGGGCACAGCAAGAAACCAGACGAAACGCGCCGGCGGATCGTGGAACTGCTGGGGGACGTTCCCCGGCTGGAACTGTTCGCCCGGGACCGCGCCCCAGGGTGGGACGCATGGGGGAACGAGGTTCCGCCGGCAGAATAGGAGGAACCAATGAACGAACGGAGGCGGCGCCCGGCCCGGCTGGAAATCGGCCAGGAAGTGGTGCGGACGCCGGAAACCATCTTCGAGGAGGCGCACGGAAAGGCAATCCGGCGGCCCATGCGGGGCCGTGTGG